TATTCTTATTGGAACATTATAAATATCATATACATAATCATAAAAATTATCATAAAATAAGAGAACAAAGAGCATTAAATAAGATTAAAAGAATAATGATGAAATAAATATAAATGGAATTAGAAAATAATTTAGTTTTAGTAAGTGTTGGTTGTGGTTTTTTTTTAGGTATTTGTTCTATGTGTTTAAATTTTATAATTAAGAGTAGATGTAAAAAAATATCTGTTTGTGGTTGTTTAATTGAGAGAGATGTTATAGATAGTAATAATCTCTCTCGTAATGTTATAAATATTCCAAATAATTTAGCAAATTAATTAAATAATAAATAGTTAAAAATAAAATATTATTTATTATTATAAAATATGGATTTGGCTGACAACCCAGAGTTGATGAAAATTGAAAGCGAACACCTAATTATTAAACCTGAAAATCAAAGCGATATTACTAAATCAAATGGTTCAAGAACGATTAAATTTCATATCCCAGAATATGTAGAATATTTTAAAGGCGATGAAAGTTATTTAACTTGTGATTTAGAAATGGTAGGCAGAGGATTTCCTATTGTTGATAGAAATGCTGGTTTTTTTTCTCTAATTCAAAATTTAAGATGCTATGATGGAACTAACTCTCATCTATTAGATGAATTTTTAGAATATTCTACTTATTTATCTCAATATTTTCAATATACTAAAACTGATAGTAATGAAAATAGTCGTATGATGTATGCTGGTTTTCAACCGAATAAATCTGTTTTAAATAATATTTTCTGGAATTTTGCTAATAATATTTCTTGGACTAATGGAACAATTGTTAATCCGCCAGTAGCAAGAAAAGTTCAAATATCTACTCCTCTTCGTGAATTTAAATTATTTTCAAGTGATAGTTTTACACCTAATGCGTTAATGAATGGCGGTCTTCGTCTGGAAATTCAATTAGACGATTACAGAAGAGCATTAACTTTTACTACTGGAAATTTAGGAATAGAGAGAACAGGTGCTGTTCCTATTTCTTCTGCTCTAAATTTTCTTGATAATGGAACAGGCTTAAATGCTGGTGCTATTCCAACTTTTACTTATACGGCCGTAGGAACAGGATATGTGGCTGGTGCTGTTTATAAATATACAATTAATAATACTGGTCCAGTTGCTGGTTGGGTAAAAGTTGTAACAATAACTGGAGGAGGCGGAACAGGTCCAATTGGAACAGCCCAATTTTATTGTTTAGGCGATACTGGTCTTAATAATATTTTACCAGTTCAAGCAGGTCAAACCTTAAATTTACAACCCATCACTATTGGTGGGACTACAGCAACTGGCGGTATTTTAACCTTAAATGCTGGTATGTCGCCAAATTATCGTGGTAGAACTGCGAATGTTAATCAATTAGTTCCTGTTCCGCTTTTTGGTTCCCAATCAGCAACTGCTCCCATAGCCGAATTAAAAGCATTTGCGAATAGTGCTTATACCGCACAAAATTTAACACCTATTCTTGATAATGGATTTATTGGTTTAGATGGTTCATTAAAAAATCCGCCCAGAGTTGTAAATCCTTCTCTACCAAATGGAGGTTTAGCAGGAGGTGTTGTTGATGCGTTAAATGCTTTCCCTACTCAAAATCTACCTTTTGTTGTAGGTGATAGTATTTATGTATGCGATGATGACAGCACACACCCAGAAACATATTGTGGTATTGTATGTGAAATTGTTAGACCATCTCTTACTGCGACTTTAACTGAACTACCAGAACAAATGCCGATGTTAATGGTTAGACCTAATTTGAATATTTTAACTGCTGTTGAACTAACCGAAGGTGCTGTTCCACCAGCATTAAGTGCTACTATGGAATATGCTGTTGCTTCGTTATTCCAATATTCTTTTACTACTGGTTTTAAAGGCGGTTTTGTATTTACAAAAGAAAGCGACCGCTTAAATGGTGTTCCATCAGGACAAGTAAATTTAATAGGAGCATACCCAACAGCAGTAACTGCTTCTGCTCTTGCTGTTGATTTTAAAATGAGTAATTTACAATATCAAATGTGTCGTGTTATGATGGATAATAGTGTTTTAGAAGGCGATAGAAGACAAGCACAAAGCGAAGCAGGATTGCAAATTGATTTAGATAGTGTTGCTACAAGATTAACTAATATTCAAGTAAGCGAAGGTCCTGTATCACAATTAATTTCTGTTCCTAATATCAATAGGGCGATGGGTGCTATTAGTGTTCCTCTAAATCAAAATACTCAAAGAACTCTAACAAAATCTGCTCTAATTGGTGAAAGTGATAATTTAAATTCTTATCAATATAATTTAGGTTTAATTGGCGACCAACCTTTACAACAAGTAAAAACTGATAAAGCCAATTTAGCATATCCCTTACTACAACCACAAGCCGTAAATGAAAGAATGAAAGTTAATGATAGTTTTGGCTATGGAACTATGAATTTACAAGATACATTAATGAATTTTTCTGTTGGACGAGCATTTAGCAGACCTGGAATGTTTTTCTCCCTTGTTAATGCTGGTGATTTAGCATTAAAAGCGATTTATCAACCATCTCAAACATTTCCAAAATTATTTAATCATTTTATTTCTCATTTAAGAAGTATTAATCTCTCAAAATCTGGAATTGTTGTTTCAAATTAAATTTAATATTTTTTAATTAATAAAATAAAAAATATTATTATAATTATATAATGAACGGAGTAAGTAAAAAAAGAGTAAGAACTACCCCTCTTAATTCAAATTCTACAAATGTTTATACTGCCTCATCTTTTCCTACTATAAGTTTTTTAGTTGGTTCTCAAAGAGCATTTATTGACCCTAAAACAATAAAATTAAATGGTAATTATTCTATTTTAAGAAGTGATAATAATTTACCTACTAATACGCCTGGAATTAATGCTGGTGGTGCTGGTAATGGAACTGGTGTTAATAATCAAATTGGAGCAGTTATGTCTTGTTTAGATGAAATTAATATTTCTACTTTAAATGGTCGTAGTTTAGAAAGTATTAGACAATTTGCTTCTTATGTTGCTTCCGCTACTCAATTAACCCACACTCAATTAGAATATGATAATGGTATGGGCTTGAGTGACCCTACATTAAATAATAAAAGTGTTTCATCTGCTCGTGTTGTTAATACTTCTTTTGATTTTAGCATTCCTTTACCGACTGGAATGTTTGAAAGCCAAAAATATATTAATATTAGCGAAAAAGGACTTAATGGATTTCAAATTGATATTCTACTTGCGAGAGACGCACAAGCATTAGGTCCTTATTTCAATTATAGTGGAGTTAAAAGTTCTGTTTTAGATACTTCTGTTAGTGTTAGTTATAAATTATCTAATTTATTTTTAACTTATGATTTAATCATACCGAGTGAAAAAGTATTTAATTCTCTACCATCAAGTGGTTCTATGTCTTATCAAACAATTAATACATTAAATTCTACTCTAACAGCAAGTGATGCTACTATTAATTTAAGATTAGGAGGCGGTGCTATTACTTCTCTCACCCATACTATTATACCAACTCAAAATTTAAATAATATAACCCAAGATAGTTATGAATTATTAAATCCGCAAAACGCAGGTGGTGAAGCACCAGTAAAAGAAGTTCAATATCTAAAAGGTGGTGTTAATACTCCTTTTACATTTATTTTAGATAGTGAAGAACAATTAGATTTACCGAGCAAAGTAGCCGTTGCTCCGCAAAGTGAAATATTAAAAACAGCCCAAAATGGTATTTCGTTATATGAAAATACACATAATAAATTATCTCCTAATGCTAATCTTGGACTTTTAACTGCTTTAACAAATTCTTCTACACAAGCCCAGATTAGAACATCTGCTCCTGACCCAAATACCATTCCTCTTGTTTTAGGATATGCTACAAGCATCACAGAACAAGGTGTTTCATTCAAAAATCAAGAATATTCTATTCGTATTCAAAGTGAATTAGCAAATGATAATGTTAATGCTTTTAGAACATTTAGTAGAAATAGAAATATTCTCTCATTTTCTCCAACAGGAATTAATGTTATTGAATAATTAAATTAACTTTAATAAATATTTTAATAATAAAAAAATATTTATTAGTATATATAAAAATGTCGTTAAAAGAAGCAGAGGATAATGTTATTTCACAAACAAACGCCATACCAGCCACGATGTCTGTTGTATCACAAGAAATATCGCCTGTAAATGTATCACAAAATAAAGTTAGATTTGTTTTAGAACCAAAAGGTATTTTATCAAAAGATAGTGTTTTACAATTTACCATTTTAAGTTCTGGTGTTTCTGGAACGGCTTATTTACCTTTATCCGCTGGGATATTTGCTCTAATCAAAAGAGCAACTATGTCTATTAATGGAAAGGTAATAAATACACAAAATGATTTAGGATTTTTTAAAGGAATTACTTCGTCTTATGATACTCCTTCCTACCGCAATCAAGTTTCGTCGCTTTTATATGGTATAAATACTTGCCTACAACCGATGGCTTCTTTTTCTACTAATCCACAAATTGGTAAATTTGTTTTTTCTAATACAGAAGTAGATAGATTATCAAATACTGCTTCTTCTTATGTTTTTAAAAAAAATATGTTTCATACTAATAATGCTGATACTTGCCCTTCGCATTCAATTTATTTAAAAGACCTTTTCCCAATTTTAGAATTAATAGAATTACCGATGTTTTTACTCAATAATCCTGTTGTAATTGATTTAGAATTAAATACTCAATCTAATATTACTGCTGATTATGGAAAAGTTTTATGTAATAATCCTACTAATGTTGGTAATTTAGTAGGAGTTGCGAGTTCATTAGAACTAAATGATGTTAAATTATATTTAGATACAATTTATTATAATAACGAAAAAATGGAAGAAGTTGCTAAATCTGTAAATGCTCGTGAAGGGCTGTATATGCCGTTTCATTCAGTAATTGAAAATCAAGCATTACATACACCATCTACTCCTCCTGTAAATGAAGTAAGTGAAGTAACAAAAACAGACCAAATTCCTATGTCAAATTTCCGTGTTAAAAATATATTCTGTGCTTTTACTTCTAATAATTTTAATGTAACAACTATGCCTGTTAATCCGCTTTTAAGTTATTACCAAAATGGCACAGACCAATATTTAGGTAAATATAGTTTATTGAATTTTGTTAAACCATCTCAAATTCAATATAGAGTAAATGATACTTTACTATTTAATCAACCACTGCAAAGCGACACTCATAAAGCAAGTGAGGCTTCTTATGTTTATAACTCTCCTATATATTTAAATACTGGTCTGTGGTCGCCAGATTGTGCTTCTACCAAGAATGGAGCATTTGTAGTTCCAGCAGTAAATAATCCTTTTCCGTCTGGAACTGAATTATTTTTAAATAGTCAAAGTTCTACTATGGATAATTTACTTGGTAAAACATTTTTTAATGCTATAAATCTGGGAGTTGGTTTAGGTAATGAGAACGATGATGCCGAGTTAATAAATCAAAAACCTATTGAAGTCACGCATAAAAACTTTTATAGCAGAACAAGTAATTATACTAATTTAGTTGCTCGTTATTTCTGTGAAGTTATAATGAATTTTGGTATTAGGGACGGACAGGTTGAACTGGTTCGTGGAACGCCGATGAAAATTCCTTCTGTTTAATTAAATTAAAATATTTTTTATTATATATGTATGAGTGATAATAAAAAATATGTCCCAGATAGTTTAAGTGAAAAAGATAAAAAAAAACAGATAAAATCAATTAAAGAAGGCACGGATAGACCGAAAGTAGATTATAAAACTAAAAGAAGTGTTTATGTTGTTGCTTTTGAAGATAAATATGGAGAGAAGATTACTAATGATAGTTTTATTAGTAAAAATATAATTAGTAAAACAGGAATAGATAAAATTTTAGAAAAAGGGAGGGGTGCATATTATAGTTCTGGCTCACGACCTAATAC